CCTGACCTGTTCCTAAGCCAACATTAATCTCCATATCCATCTCAATATCCCAAACACTTGGGTCTACTGGCACGAATTGCCCATTCAGACGCATCATCTGCTCGTCAGGAGAGTTTTTAACAGCTACGTGTAACATTAGTTGGAATAAGCGCTTAGTGCCTTCAGCGAGGTTTCTCGCCATCACTTCAACCTGGCCTGCTCCAGCTTGTGCAGTAAGAGCTGCTGCTGTGGCTGATGTGTTTTGAAGCATATCGGCATTAACACCCATAGACATCTTGCTGATACCTGTTTTCTCTTCAACAAGCATGTCTAGATACTGTAGCGCAGGTAGAGTTGATCCAGCCACAAAAGGTACTGTTAATGGGTTTACTGAGCCAATCTGCTCTGATCGAATGATTGCGCCAATCTCGTTATTAAGCACATCGTCCATTTCTACCATACCTTCGTTAACTTCCAGACGTGGTGTATTGACCAATGCTACGTTATCAAGAATGCCTCTCAATACCGATGTGGTAGTATCCTGGTCATTCATTACTAGTTCAGCCAAAGAGCGACCATAGAATGAGTGCGGCTCTGGGTCAACATGGAAATCAGCAAAAGGAACTTTATCCCAAGGCTCCATGTCTAATACTTCATAGTTAGAGCCGCCACATAAGAACTTGTGCAAGGTAGGTACGCCATCGCCTTCTATGTCGATACGCATATAAGCTTCAGTAACCAATATACTGCGCATAGATGGATCGTTAGCCAAGCCTTCAGTAGTGTCGATCTGTTGACCAAATCGCAATACCTTCTCTTCTTCGCCGCTTAATGTGTCGTCATCTGATCCTGATAAGTTATCAATAACGTCTTGATCATAACCCATCGCTACCAAGTCGCCTGCGCGTTTCTCGGTGCGGTGACAGACAATATAAGCATCATCAATAGATTTAGCTGAACCATCGATAAAGAACTCTTCAGGTGGGATGCCTTCAATGACCATCTCGCCTTCTTCGTACTTGTGAGATATAACCATGCTATGGGTGTTGCGCTCCATTTCAAAGCCGCTTTCATCCATCTCCATTTCAATTTCTTGGCTATGCTCTACAACCTCAACACCTTCCTTACTGACTAAAACCTGTACTTCTTCATCCGACAAGTTTTCGTAGGTGTATGTTTTGGCAATAGTTTCAGTGTTCCACCAAACCTTGGCTAGTCCAACCTTCTTGATTAAAGCATCATGTATGGCGCTGCTTAGTACATTGTAGCCACCGCACTTATTAAACACCCAGTGTGTGTAGGCTGTCGCTTGTTCTGCGTTAGCTACGTCTTCTGGGCCTTTAGGGGTAAACTCAACAAACTTATCATTAGACATGAAGATACGCATCAAACTAGGCTTTGCGCCACGTACAACATCACGCACCTTGGTAGATACTACCTTGGATCGGCCTTCTTCATGCTCCAGGTCTACAGCGCCATCAAAGTAGCGTTGGGCGCGTTCACGCTGTGATGCAATATCATTATCAACGTAATCAATAGCAGCCTGTATAGCTTGCTGAATTGCGCCTTGAATCTCGTCCTTTGACATCTTTGACATTACTTAATCTCTCCACTAGGCGTTGATGTATTACTGTTACCGAATAAAGCATTGGCAGAGCTTTCGATTGTGTCAGCGCCAACTGTAACTGCTGCTGTAGTTGTAAGCAGCTTCTTCATCCAGCTAGGCTGTTTAACAAGTGGGTCAACTGCCATTTGAGCAGTAGCCATTGCGCCCATTCCTTGAGTTACAATTGGTAATTTACCAAGACCTTTAACTAACGGTAATGGCCCTAGCTTATCCATAAACATCTTTAACCCGCCGAGTAATGTATTTGCTGAGTTTGAATAGTTCTTTGCGCTTGAGCTAATTCTCATAGCGGTAGATGCTAGAGCGTCAATGTTAGCTCTTTCCGCCTGAGTAAACAAAGTATTTACTAAAGTTTTGTTCTTCTTGATTTCATTCCAAGACGTAGCAAAGGTTGTACCTTGCAAAGTCCCGTCTGTTTTCATCATCTTTTCAGACAATTTAATGAAAAACTCTTGGCGCAAGCTGTTCCAAGTTTCAGGCGATAAATCCTTCTTCAAGGTAATTAGATCGCGTGTCATGTTTGTTCTGTTAGGGCTTAATGAAAGTCCAAATATGGCGTTAGCTACATCATCAGCGCCTTTATTTAAAACCTTCTCGCCATCGCGTATTCCTTCCGAGGTTAGTTCTTTTAATATACCGTTATCTTCCCACTTCCTCATAAAGTCTTTGTGCTTGCCTATAGCATCAAGCCAAGTTCCTACAGCCTTAGAGTCACCGTAAAGCAGTAAATCATTTGCTTGGTCAATTAGCAGGTTATCTAGCTGTCGGTTCATTGCAGCAGCAGCAGCACCCTCTGGCCCAGCCTGCTTTGCGTGCTGAGTAAGTATCTGCCTAGTTTCAAAGATAGACCTTAATGACTGACCTTCTTGCAATAACGGAGCCATTTCATCATTAAAAATCTTAAATGCTTGAGGCGCGTTAGTAGGGCTAAAATTAGTCCGCACATTCTGCAATATTGTACCCGCTATTTGACCGCCTGCTTCTGGGTCAATAAATGCAACACTTGCTCTGGCTGCGTCATACGCATCATTTCTAGCCTGACCTTGTGCCTCTTTTGCAAGCACAAGCTCCTGTTGGGCCTGTACGCCACCAGCCCTTTTATCTATTACCTGACCATCTACGCCAGCCATTTGATGCTGAATCTGGTCTAAGTTCTGGTTAATGTCAGTAACTTGGTTGTTTCGTAACGTCTGCATTTCTTCTCTTGCAGAAGGGCCGTATGTACCAGATTGTACTGAATCCTCAAACAATTCACGGCTCTTGTCGTCGCCTATATCACCCCTTGTCATTCTAACTGGAGTTGGCAAGTTTTGTGCTGTTCTGTACCTTGCCGAGTCTGCTGGGTTAGCGCCAGCGCCAATATCGGTATTCATTTCCCGGTAAACAGTATCCATTACATCGTTAGGGTTTAACCCTTCTTCTGCAAGCGCATCTGCTATAGCCTGTTCAGCTTCGCCAGTAGGCATATCGCCAACCCTAGCTTTAGTTACTATGCTTTTAATCTTATTATAGGCAAGGCCAAATAAGTCGCCAAATGGCTTGCTTAGTAATCCGCCAAAACCGCTTTTAGGTACTTCCATAACATCGTACTTATCATCAGCAAGATATGATGAAAACGCCTCTAGTAAGCCGCCCTCTGTAGCGCCAGTAAGCGCAGCAGCAGTCCAGCCACCGCCGCCACCTATAAACTTATTTACAGGTTGTGCTAGCGATGCAACACTTGATACGTTATACGCTGTAGCCAAATCTGCGCCTGATGGGTTAGGGTAAAACCTTTCCCATGTTAGCGGCTGGCTATTTTCATCACGGCTAGTTGGTGCAATAACAACCAAGTTGCCAAATTTATCCTGCTGGAATTGTGAATCAGGTATCGCTTCTTGGAATGCCTTTTTAATGCGATCATCATCAGAAGATGAAGCTAGTACGCCCATAATCAATGACTTACCACCAGTGCCAATAGCTAGGCTATCTACGCCAATATCGCTTAGTTTAGGTATCTCAGCCTCTACGTTAGCGCCAGTAACCCAATCAGCAGCATCGCTAGCAGCGCTACCTATAGCGTCTATTCCCTTTTGAATAGAGCCTTTCCCAGCTAGTCTTTCATCTTCCTTAGCCCATAATTCAGCTTCGGTTAATGGCTTCTCGCCGTATTCAATTGCCCATAAGTCGTCTTCTGCTGACATATTAGTTCCCCACCTGTCCGGATAACCACGCATCGACAAATGCTTTTTTCGTAGCGGGTGACATAGCTGCAAATCGGGCCTGCTTGCTTTTAGGCAACTGCTCGAAGTATGTTTTATGCGATTGGTCTATAGAAGAACTATCAACTTTAGGCCCAAACGAATTAAGGAAGGTTCTTTCTTCCTCAGTAAATAACGGTCTATTTTGAATTTCTTTAACTTTATCTTGGTAAATAGTTCTGTTTTCAGCAGTAGCATTTAACTGGAAAGCCATTGCTGCTTCGCCTAAATCCATCCTTCTTTGGGCTGCTGCTCGTAAGCCTGACTGAATAACCATTCTTGCATCAGGATTCATACTTGCGCTACCAGCGCGGGATACAAGTATTCTAAAGTCGTTATCGGTCATAGGGCCAGAGCCGGGAACGCGCATACTCTGCGCTACACCCCTTGCTGTGGCGTTATATGCGTCTATAGTGCCGCTATAGCCTTCGCCTATTTTATCCCTAATAAATCCTGGCACCTTGGTAGTTGTATCCATAATTGCACCTAACTGCTGCAATGTTTCAATACTACCTAATGATGCTCTAGCCTGCTCATACCCTTGCGCGTAAGCGTTTACCTGCTCACCGCCGCCCTTTTGGATAGTTTTAAATAGCTCGCTTTGGTTTGTATCAAGAGGCGCTTCGTTAATAACTTTAACGCTAGTACCGTTAGCGCCAATAACGTGAATCTTACCTAGCAAATCCTTCTGGTAACGTAACGCAGGGTCTAAGCCACGCGCTGTTATTTCAGCAGCGGGAACTGCCTCAAATGTAGTAGCTGGCTTTTCGCCCTTTAATCTTGAAAACTCTGCCCAAGCCTGTGCGCCATCAATTTGCTTGGCTAATAATGCCTCGCCTACTTTTGCATACTCCCCGCCCATACCAAGCAGCATTTCCGCTGTGCTATTACGTTGAGTTGTTGCCTGAGTTGCAGCTAAATCTGTAGCTGTTTTTAGCTTACGATCATCGCGCAAAGCCTCCAAGCGGTTTTGATACCCTTGCTGGATATTAGCCGCATTGGGGTTTCCGCTCATTCCTGCAAAGCCTGATGCTAAGTTAAGACGATTCTCTTTATCACCTAAAAATGTGCCAATGCTATCTAAGATACCCATTATTTAACCATCCCTGCGCCTAGTGATAAGTAATCAAATAATCCCGGAGTATAGCCCTTAGTAGTAGAGCCTACTGCTGGAGCTTGTCCAACCGCTTGTAATAAATACTGTAATGAATCTGCTGGTGCGCCAGTGTATCCTGCGTACTGTTGCTTGGCAGCGTTAATTAACTGCTGTTGCAATGCCTGCTGCTGACTGCCTTGCTGATCCATACGATTCTGAATAGTTTGACCCATACCAAAGCCTAGGTTAGACAAGTTACCTAGTTGTGAGCCTGCCTGTAAGCGCTGCTGTGAACCTGATAGACCTGCCTGTTGATTAGCTAGCTGTGCCTGCATATTCTGGCTAGAGTTAAACTGACCAGCTTGGTTAAAAGCACCTTGGTTAGACAATGAAGCTTGGTTAGTAGCACCTGCACCATACTGTCTAGCCTGGTTCAAGGCTGCTTGATTCTGCAATGCTGCTTGGTTAGCTGCACTTGAACCGAATTGACCTGCTTGGTTTAGTGCTGATTGATTCTGTAAAGCACGTTGTTGCCCTAACTGAGCAGATGTTGTGCCTGCCTGTAGGTTAGCACCTTGGTTAGCTAGGCTTGCTTGCATACCTGTAGCAATGTCTTGCCCTGCCATTTGCTGTGCATTCTGATAACCTGTCTGACGTAAGCCAGAAGCTGTGCGAGCTGCTTGTTCTGCAAAAGCTCTGTTAGTCTCTGCCTCTGCAATACC